ACAACTTGCCACAGTCGCTCATGCGTCCTGTGATTAGTTGTTTGCCTACTAACCTTTCGGTGTTCGTTGTAGTTTATACATCTACCAGATGTCGTCCTGTTTGTAGCGGGACTAGCTTTTGAAAAGATTGTCTAACCAGATTTTCGCGGCTTGAGACCCTAGAGAGTTTCGCTCACTTTCGTAAGCTCGTCTCTGTTCGGTTGTCAATTGTGCTAAGCGTGGATCTGGTCGTGAGGCAAATCTTCCACGAAGGTTTCCTGTAAATCGTGACGAGGTGGATCCCGCCACTGACGGTGCCCACGTTTCACGTTTATTTTGAGTTTTAACCTCCATTTGTTCCGCCGCTTCTCTATTTTGTGCTGGGGTGAATCTGTGAAATTCAGCTAACCTTTCAGCTTCATCAATCGAGGGGTTGGTATCAAAATGTTCTGGGTCAACTTTCCTCAAAAGTGTTGCTTTTGGTGCGAATCGTGTCTCCGTTCGCGGCACAGGTCTTGGTAGATCCGGCGCTATCGGGGTCGGTGTCACAAATTCCCAGTTTTCAATTTCTGAATCTGGCGGGTTGTCATCGTACTCGTAAAGTAACGGGTAATCATCATCAGATGCTCGTTTACGGTACGTTCCAACAGGGATCTGATCGGACTGTTGGTTTGTTTCTTCAGCGGTTGTCTCCGCTCCAACCACTAGTTTCTCAACGTTGAGTTGTGAAATCCATCTAGTGATTGAATTTGGTTTCTCAGGCTTGTTTCTGAATGTACTCTCATATTCAGGTCGGGCTGTGTCTACCTCGTCGATGCTAATGCTAATTGAACCCCATTCCATGTTCTTGTCCGTATAAGCCGCATACGATGTGTCGTAATTGTACTCATGGGACTTCTGTATAGGTGGCGGTTGCATAGCAAAGTATCCATCATCCTCAACTTCCAGGTGGAAGGAGATTTGGCAGTCACTCTCCACTCCGCGTTCTTTAGGGAATTTGCATCCGTTGAGTTCTGCATCCGGGTGTCCACACACAAAAGTTGTTCGAGCCTTGTAATTGGTCATCTTACAACTTGAGTATGGTCGCGCCATCCATCCATCCTTCTTGCTATCAAAACAAATGATTCCACCCCAGCAGCCGTCGGCCTTGCCGCCGATTGACTTCACTCCATAGTCACCTTCACACTCAATGTAAACTCTGTGAGTACCCTTAGCCACGGGAACTAGAAAGTACGGAATTGCTTCCACGCGATCGTTCTTGGAGTAGTTGGCTGTCAGGACTGTGTCCGTCCAGCTTTCGTTCTCCCATTTCCATAGCCTTATGGAGTTGAGTGATTTGACGTCTATGTTTTGGTCATTTCTTGCTGTGCTGATTTTGCTCACCGGTGTTCCATCATAACCCCAAAACCGTTTGGCAGGGGTGGGTTCAGGCGGTGGCGCTGGTGGGGGGGGGGGTGGTGGTGGTGGTGCTGGCCCAGGTGGTGGCGGGCTTGGAGAGGGAGAGGCCCCTTCTACCTATTTGTTGTCCATCAAGTGTACATCGTAGGTGAAGTTGAACACTCCGGCCGGTTCTGTAGACGTGGTTGTCGCCTCGTAGAGGAATCGGCACTGATCTGATGTGGTTTCCCTTGTGAGCTGCCCATTGATATGTGGCGCTGTCCAGGTGTACCTCCCGTTCTTCTTGATGGGAAATCTATGGATTGGGGAAGTAACCTTAGTTGCTGAGAGGCTCGTGTCCATCTCAAACTTAATGGCTCCTGGTGCTTGATCAGTGGATTCTGAGAGATATTCCACGTTGATACGCGTAATCCGGTAGTGCTTGTAGGCCTTGAGATTACCATTTGAGAATGCTGGATGCTCTGATAAAGACGGCCCGAAGGTGATATATCCAGAGGAGTTTCTCTTGATGTCCTCCTTAGTGAACTTGAGAGTTTCATGCTTTCCTCCGAGACCATATCCCTGTGCTCGAAGTCTTCGGTTTCGATTTCGTCGTCCACGTCGTCCTGTTCCCTGGTTAGGGGGTCTTTGGACCACATAGATTGGCTGAGCTGGTCGAGCCATCCTTGAGGGGTTGCGTCTTCCGGCATTCTGTTTCTTCTTTCCTTTTCCTCCTCTAGAACCTCTGGGACGTCTGGCCATTAACTGTGCCGAACTCTATTGCAGTTCTAGACGTATCTCGATGTATTATGTAATACACGAAATAAACCAGTGCTATTAACAAAGGTCCGAAAATCAAGATGCCAGTAATATTACCAACACCGAATCCAGACCAAAATGAGGGTTTATCCGTGACTTTGACGATTACGAGATAGTATTTGGATTTAGGGGGAGGGAGGCTGTGTGTTCCTCTAATGATTCTTTTGTGGCTCGACTGGAGAGAGCCACACAGCCAATTTGCTGACAAGTTCTGGATTATGTCTGAGTTCATTTAACACCGAGTATAAAGCTCGGGCATAGTTACAGACAACTTCCTCGTTGCCACATCCCACGTTGTATCCATAAATGAGTCTGTACAACATTTTATTCACATTAACGGGGATGGCGAGATCTGGACGCTCAAAGATGTGTGAGCAGAATTCCAGTCGGTCCGAGACCTCGACTTTGAAACCCAGATTCTTATACACGTCCAGGTTCGTGTCGGGAGACTCAAGACCATCATCTCCCATGGCCATCGCCCAAGAGGCGCCTGCATGGTAGGCTGCCATAACCCTGATCCTCGAATTCGACGAGCTAGTGTTATAGCTGCCGCTCTTTTGAACTCCAGGGGTGGTCTGGGCAAATAACGTTCCATCTGACAGGCAAAGTACCGAATTTGAGATACAATGCAGCCATCCACCACGAAGGCGGCGGCAAAGCTCGGTGTTGTTTCGTGTTAGGCGATTTCTCACCTCCATGTCATCCTCGAGCATCCATGCTGATACTGACCAGTCAAAACCGGAACAGTCTGTCGGAACAATGTACCTGGGCCAATTTTGGACCACCTCATCTTCAGAGATTTTGGAGTCTAATTTCGAAGAGGGGTCAATCGCTCCAGATACAGTTTTCGATAAGCATGATATGAAATCCTTTGTTTGCTCATCGGTGGATAGGCCAAAGCCGGGTTTCGAGGGAACAGCTCTCCACAAAGCTATTTCCTTTTTGTTTTGATTTTGGAACAAAACCCGGGCTACCAATTGATCAACCAGTGAAACACTCATTATGAGGCGGTAGCGTCCTTCATCGAGTTTACTCTGTTTGTGAGGCTCTCCTTTAACGAAGAGACGTATTGGGTCACAGAGTCCTGCCTTCACCAACTCTTCGGGGCTCATGTCTGCAAACTCAGTTTCCGATAACAATTGTAAACGATCGAAAACGAGCTGCGCTAAAATTGGCGCGAGAGTGGGATCCTCTACCCATCCACGGTGGGTGGGGAGGCCATGCTTAATGTAGGGCAGGCCTACACCAGCATCTAACTCAAGGGAGGACAGAGCTTCTTTATAGTCGTTCTGAAACCCCTCCCAAGAGAGTTTGGATTGTCGGGCGCACTGTGGAGTCGAGGTTTGACACGCTCGGTATTCACAAACAGTACGTTTGATCACGCGCTCCCTTTCAGCTTCAGATGGGATCTTGGCTAGTTGGGCGCGTTCCAACCAGCGTGAAGCTTGCAGTGCTAGAGATTTTAACTCTGCTTTGGCCCCTGCTTCAGGCCAGCCGAATCCTTTGACATGTTCGGCGAGTTCAGGGTAGGTGGCCGCGAGTGTACGACCCCAGTTGCTATCCACTTTTCCTTTCGGGTGGTAGAACTGGGGTAACTTACCGGAGTTGCGGAATCCGGCGATCTCTGGTGCGGCGGCTGATACTTCCCACTGATAGAGGCTTCTGAAGTGTTCTCTGAAGGAGTTTGCTTGCTCTTTCCTCCACGTTTCCCTCTGGGCTTGCGCTTCCTTTGTCGGGCTTGCTGCATTATCAGATGTGCTGCCTCCTCCTGCACTTTCTTGCTGTCGATCTTTTCGGCCACAATTTCTAGTAGTCGGGTGGTTAGGTCTTCCAAACTCGGAATTCCATTTCCTCCAGGGACACTTGAGGTGGCTTTTTCTGTAACAGTAGCAGGTGGTGGCTGGGTCAGCGTGGGAGCAAGTGGGCTCTCCAGTTTCTCCGTATTCAATACAGCACTTAACTTTGTTGCCTCGCCGTTGTTTAGGCAGTCGGCTCTGCCCATCCCGTTTCCCGAGCTTTCTAGAATGTATTTTGGTCCTGTAAAGTGAGCTATGTACTCATCCACAGCACTCTCCTCCTCAGGGATGGCCTTTTCGGCACTTATCGTGGGAGTAGTGAGGGGTGGTGACACTCGTTGGGATAAATAATCCTCCACGGCATCTTCTTCTTCAGAAAGAATTTTGCTTTCCTTATAAATAGGGACGGGTGGTAGGGAATTGTCATCCAACATATCGGACCAGTTCATTCCAGTTGCTGATTTAAACTTGATCAACGATTGAGCTCGCTCGACAAAGTCTGCGATATCCTCGTCAGAGAATATGCGACCTTTTGGTTTTGGCGATTCGGTAATATACCTCATTGAAAACAAGCCGGGAATGGGTGGGAGGGGAGACAGTATGTTGCAATTATCTTTTATTGCCCCTCCAGTGTGAACTCCTTGTATGATCTTTCCGCAGAAATACGGCGTTCCAGAATCTCCAAATTCAGTAATTGAGTGAACGGCTGCTGAGGGAGCGGATCCTGTATCATACACATCGGTTATTTCAGCGTTGTGCATGTACCATTCTCCATCCTCATAGCGATACCATTCAACATTGCTTTTTGAAACCTTGTCTGCTGTAGCGTAGTGGGCGGGTGTACATCCTAAAACGGAAGTCCAATTCGATGGACCTTTAAGTACAACTACATCACCCTCCACGTCCCAGTAAACGGGTGTGAAATTAGAGATTGAAATGCTGTTCTTCGTTCTCAAGGAGTAGACAAACTTGTTACAAGGATCACGTAGCACATGTGCTGCTGTTAAAAGCGCCATGGACTGACCTTCATCCAAAAGCCTGATGCATGATGCGTATCCAGCTTCTGTCTGGTTGCCATAAATGATGTGCAAAACGGACTTGTGCGGTGGTTTATGAGGAATTCGTCTGTCTATAAATCCCTCAATCCTCTTCTCAAAAACGGCTGGGCGTCTACGGGTAGAACGCTTCCAGATCCTCCATGGTAATGTCACTACGAAGAAAGGAAGTTTCGAATATATCCATCGCAGAGCGCTGAAAGCCAAAGCCGTGTAGCCGGCGAGCAACATCAAGAGTAAAACGTCGACAGTGTGGTTCGTAATCAAACTCCATAAGAAAACCCATATCGTCCTTAAGGCATAATACCAAGTGAATATGATGGACTTCAAAGCGAGCGTTACGAGTGATCGGTACAATCTTCCTGTGTTCATCTTGAAGAAGTTTGAAACGTTGACACATAATGTTAGCAAGCGTGTTAGCACCAAGGAGTGGTAGATGTTTACATCCAACCACATCTTTTGCAACATCAGCTGTGTCAAGTTCCCATAACTTTCGTCGATAGTCAGTTTCGGTTGAACGATGTGTACAACACACTTGGACGGTCGTGGGTAACTCGCGTAACTCCGGAAAATATCCGACAGCGAGGGCCCACTTGATAAGTTGCTTATAACGTGCAAGGGGAACGCTGAAGGAATCGCCGGGTTGTGGCTTATTGCCTGGCTGTGTGAGAAGAGGAAGATAGAAGATAAAAGCAAGGTTAACATCACGGTCAACTGCATAATTGCTCCTCGAAAACCCTACTCGATTGTACTTTCGAACTTCTTGTAGTAGCGCGTGAAAACGTAAGCCCTCAAAAGCGTCGAAAGCGTCAGCGAAATCGTGCAGATCTGTGACCTCGAATAGGGTAGGAACGAGGTAACCAAACTTCACTTCAAACATCAATTTTATAACTTTCAATCAATGTTTGATGGAAACGCGCTAAAAGCTGCGAGTTTGGTCTCTCCTCTCCTCTATCTTTC